CTCAAGTTGTCCCCAACAACTGGAGCTCATTATCTACGGACCAAAACCTGTCTAAAAGTGTGGGACAGGGCCTCCTCGGAGGTTGGCTACACACCCGAGCAATGGCGTTAGTTACTGTTCGGCCCACGGCATGTCAGACCAACAAGCTTTGTAGGTTCTGTCATGACCAGTACCTAGAAGAACTATCTGTCGACACTTTTCGTCGAAAGCAAAGGTACGGGCAAGAGCGCGAGTATGTCATCACGGACATCGAAGTCGGTCTATGTGAAGGATGCTCCCCACCATTCTGGCAGCAGGTGGGAAAGAGCGTTGTTTCTTTCTGCGGAGGCGACGTTGAGCAGACTTTTGAGATCGCCTGGACGACAAAGCAGCACGCTGAGATGATCACGTGTTCGCCGGTCGGTGCGGTTGCGGATGCACCAGACAAAGTTCAGAATTCGAATGTTCAGATGTCAAATCAGCGAACAAACAGCATGTTTGAGAAGGATGGCACCGTAATTGACTCGAAGTATAAGTCAGCTGTGCACATAATTTGGCCATATGTTGCGACATTGGTATCTTCAGGCGAGGCTAATACTGCTTCCTCCACACTGTGCTGTGCTTCAAGAGCTTTGACGAATGAAGCGAGCAGGAGGTGCAAACTGAGGTCTGTGCGACACATGAAAGTCCTTGAGAAGGATGACCTGATTCCAAAGGAGAAGAGAACAAAGGAGATCAAAGAACTTGGAGTTAAGGTGACAAAGGACGAGTTGCGTAAGATCATCAGCGGCATCAACCCAGAATGGACAGCAGAGAAACTGCAGAAGAGGGTGGATGCACTGTGGGACGAGAAAAGGGCACCCAGAGAGCATATGGAGGCTCCAGTGCCCAAATGTCTTGGTCATGAGTACGTCTTTGACGCCGGCGGTGAACACAAGTTTGTGGATGAGAGTGATGTTTTGGCAGTGAAGTTCGGTCCGACGACCGTGAACAAGGCTTTCTATGCCAGCACACCTATCAACTTGGATCACGCCATACGAGAGCGCATTGACAAGAAAAAGACAGAGACGAGTCTTACAGACGAGGAGCGTGAGCAGATTAGAGCCATCACTGACATGTTCATTGAAGAGATGCGTGGACCCGACAAGGACAAGAAACCAGAGTATAAGAACTCACAGTGGTACGGAGATTCACACATGATCAAGAACATTGCGTCAGTGTTGTTGTTTGGAGATTTGTGTCCGAAGAAGTGGACGGCCAAAAGATGCCAGCGAGCGCTGGAAGGATTGATGGACAAATACAATCCCAAGTTTCGTTTTTCAGCTTCAGTGAAACTTGAACCAATGCAAGACGGAAAGCCACCAAGGATGATTATAGCGGATGGCGACGCAGGAGCGGTTATGAGCGCACTACTCATCGGTACCTTGGAACGTTTTGTGTGCAAAGTACGGTCCAAGCAGACAATTAAAGGAAAGCCAAAAGCGCAGCGCATGTACGATATATGTGAGGCAACGCAACAACTCGTTGGAGGCGCGCGCAAGATGGAGGCTTTCATGTTGGAAAACGATGGGAGCGCGTGGGACACTTGCTGTAAGTGGCTACTACGCTCACTGACTGAGAATAGGATAATGGACTACCTTATGGAGACACTGTCCTTCCTCATTGTGCCATGGAACCAGTTTAAGTCGGCACGGACAAAAGCAAACACATGCGAGGAACTGGTTTTGAATTGCAGCACGAAGGGGCTCAAGATTGAGAAGTGGAAGAAGTTGCCAGACGCATGGTTGATTCAGAGTGATGGGTCTTCGTGGAAGTATGAAGAACACTTCGCCATATTTGGCAAGGAAGTAAAGAAGACCATCGAATCAATCAGGAGAAGTGGCGATAAGGGCACCAGCATACTCAATTGGGTGGTGAACATGATTTGCTGGCATTGGGTCCTTTGTGGAGGAAAGGGTGCCGAAGCGTTCAAGCTGAACAAGAAGACACTTGTGGACGTTTTCGGAGTCACCAGGCACTTTATGATTTGGTGCGAAGGTGATGACAGTCTGCTATGGCTGACTGGCCCTAAGCTCACGCCGCTAGAGATGAAGAAACTTGAGGACAGGTGGGTGCAGCTAGGCCACCGTCCCAAGCTGTTTCTCAGGAAAGATGGAGATGAGGCAGAGTTTTGCGGATGGAAGATCATGGTTGATGCATATGGTCTTGCCACAGATACCGCAATGCCAGACTTGCCACGCATGCTTCAGAATTGCTTTTACACGACAGCGCAAGAAGCATTAGCCGCGAGCAAGGCAGGTCAACCTGGTGTGTTTGCCAAGCTAGTCACCCCTGGTGTGGTGGCACGTGCAGGCTCGATCGCATCGAGGACTCCATCGATAGCGCTGTGGATGTTGCGCTATGTAGCAGACCTGGGAGACGGAGAGCTGTTTGCAACTGAGCTCACGCGAGACGATATCTACAGACTGGGGAGAGATGACTTGTTGGAAGAAGTCATGCCGGAACTATGGAAGGGAACCGACCCAATACTTGGACACGCAGCAACCACAGAAAAGATATTAGATCGAGCTACCAAGTATGGAGATTACGTAAGTAACGTCGAGACGATTATTGCGAACACCATAGCCCAGGACGGGATATCGCGAGAGGCTGAACTGGCAGTTCAGCATGGATGGGTGAGGACAAAAGAGGAATGGAATGATGTGATGCGAAAGCTGAACTTGTTCGTCCCAGGTTGCGATGAGGCACACTTCCGAGCCATTTGGCCACGGTGGTATGACTCAGGAGGTGCCCTTCAGGGCATCTTCAAGTAACCACCTCCATCCTATCCGGGAGAGGGGCCCGCACCGTAAGGGGTGCGGAGGCCCTGGCCGCAGATAGAGGCGACCGTACTGTTAGGTGCGCCTGGTCAGGGATTTTTCAAGTTTTTAAGGGGCGCTCAGCAACTTGCGCTGAGTGAGTAGAGGGCGCGCGCCACTTTCAGGTAGCTCCAGTGACGATCAAGTGGTGGGAGGTTGTTTTGTCTCCTCTCGGGAATCCGGACAATTTTGATGGTAAAGGCTGTGGAACGTTGATCCAGTCTTTGCAACTTTTATCTTTGTGTTTCAAGTGTTTCACCCCGGTAATCCCGCGTGTATAAATAGGGAGGCCTGTCCCTGCTCTCCGAATTACCTTCAGTGGCCCAGAACTGTGCGCACCAGCTGGGTCCAGAGCCAATTCGCGGGCTGTTGATCGCAGCCGAAGGTGAAGGCCAGCCAGGAGCAGTAACCCCTGCTACAGTGGTCTTATGAGTGTTTTAAGAGCTCAGCCACCCTGGTGAACCCATCCTCCTATCAGGATGAACGCCGAGTCCATCACGTATAACTAAAGGTGGTGGATAGGTGAGGGGAGGGTTCGATGGTTACGGTACCGCCTGGGATTGAGGTCAGAAGTGTGTATGGCTTGGGCACACGACCGACTAGGAGCACGTGTACGGGACACGGGCATTTTGCCAGCTCTCTCCAGGTTGGGGTATCTCGTAGTGGCACCCTGTGAAGGGTAACTGAGAATTTGAGCTTGTACAGTCGTCACGTTTGTAAAGTTGTCCCCTGTGACGAAGCTCTGCTGCATAGCAACCACCACGGCATTTTGCCACAACTTTCTGTGCGGATCATTGAAACGACGGATGGTGAAAGGAAGAAACGGCAAGGTGAAGAAAGTCACCTTGAAAGTGAAACCCCGTCGCAAGGCAGCAGGTCGGAGGAACACTGCTCGTTCACGTGCCACGAACGTGTTGGCACAGGGAGCGGGGGCAGTGACGAAGAAAGCATTTGGAGGTGCGGATTCGTTTGGTCCCGGAGTCTGGGACGCCAAATCGCCTCAGCACTTGCCACTGCCACGAGCTGTTGGGCCATATACCGTGATACGTTCCACGCGGCGCGTCAATGCTAATCAGGAATGCAGCATCATCGGCTGCTTTCAGCAAGCGCACGGCGGTACAGCCGTCGGAGACTGGAACGGGATATGCATGATACAGGATGTGGCCGCAACACTCCCGATTAATGCAGCCAACAACGCAGCATCATATACATTGCCACTGAATGGTTTGGGTGACGCAGTCACTCTTGTGCCCTCGGCAATCTCGTTGCAGCTCATGTGTCCACAGCCGCTCCAAACGGCTCAAGGCGTAATTTATGCCGGACTCATGACCACCATGCCGGACGTTGGAGCACGTACCGAGACCTGGCGTTCCTATTTTGACAAGTTTGTCAATTTTCAGGCACCCCGGCTTCTCACTGCAGGTAAAGTTGCTCTCAGAGGTGTACAGATTGACAGCTACCCTCTGAATATGTCTGATGTGTCCGACTTCACGACCCGTTATAAGTCCATTGACAACAGTGGATTTACATGGGACGCGTTTACAATTGACCCGAAAGGCTGGGCACCCATTATGGTGTATAATCCAAGTCACGCAGACTTGGAATTTCTTATCACCGTGGAGTACCGTGTCCGGTTCGACCTGGACAACCCAGCCTCTGCGAGTCACACACATCACCCCATTGCCACTGATGCCACCTGGGACAGATTCATGCGACAGGCGGCGGCCATGGGTAACGGCGTGAGGGATATTGCGGACGTCGTCGCCAATGTTGGTGAGGCGGCCGGCAAGCTGAGAGGCGCAGCCAGGATGGCTGCGATTCTTTGATCCTGCCAGCACACACGCACGCGCAACCTGCTTCGGAAGATGGGCAGGGATAAACTAAAAAGCGCAGCAGGTAGCAACCGTACCTTGAAGCACCCTTGTACAGGCTTCATGGCTGCCTAGCTACGACATCTTGTCCTATGACCCTCCGTTACTTGCGCGAGAGGGGGCCCCACCTGGGGGCGGTAAAACTCTTGTTGATTCATCTGAAGCGAACCGTAAGGGTTTGGTACTGAGCTTCAGCATGAGTGATTGCCCGCGCTGACCACGGTTAGTCAGACGATCCTTATTCTCATCCACACCAGGTCAATGTGGTTAGAGGAGATTAGTCCCTAGCGGGACTTAAG